CGCTGTGGGTTCCGCTTCAAACTTAAGGACCTCAAAACGGAAATCATCAAGACCAAGCGGTATGACATCTTGGTCTGCAACGAATGCTGGGACCCTGATCAGCCCCAGTTGCAGTTGGGGATGTATCCTGTGGATGATCCGCAGGCTTTGCGCAACCCACGCCGGGACACGACGTACGTGACCGCAGGTGTGAACAGTGCAGGCAACCTGACGGGCGGTTCTCGGGATATTCAGTGGGGGTGGTACCCGGTAGGTGGGTCTCGCGCAAACGACGCAGGAATCACACCAAACTACTTGGTTGCCATCACAAGTGTTGGTACAGTTACAGTATCGTAAAAGGAGCCAGAAATGGACGCAAAACAAGCACTGAAGGCACACATGGCCAAAGGTCCCAAAGCTGCACATCCTGACGCTAACGTCAAGAAGATGGCCAAGGGTGGTATCACTAGCATGCAGGCTAAGAATGTCGGTCGCAACATGGCTCGCGCCATGAACCAGCGCGGCGCTGGCCGTGGAGGCTAATATGGTAAACAACAAACCTGCGTCGGCCTACGCCAAACCGCACACCATGAGCGGCAAGGGCGTTACGGTCTCCAGCAATCCGGGCGTTGGCCCTGATCTGAGCGAGGTAGCAAACACCCGCATGGTGGCAGGCAACATTGCCAGCCGTCCTGCCCCCGGTGTTAAGACTTCGGGTATCGTCGTGCGCGGCGGTAAAGCTCAGACCAAGGGTAAGATGGCACGTGGCCCCATGGCCTAAGAGGCGGCAATGAACTACACCGAGTTGAAACAGAATATCAAGGACATCTGCGAAAACGATTTTCCAGATAGCGCCTTGGATATGTTCACCCAGCAGGCTGAACAAAAAATCTACAACACGGTGCAGTTGGCCAACCTGCGCAAGAACATGACTGGGAACTTGCAGGCGAGCAACAAGTATTTGTCAACGCCAGAAGATTTCTTGTCGGTGTATAGCCTTGCGGTCTACCCCGCTAGTGGCACTGGGGATTATTTGTACTTGCTCAACAAGGATGTGAACTTCATCCGCGAGGCGTACCCCAACCCTGCGTCTACTGGCAAGCCTAAGCATTACGCCATCTTTGGCCCCAACATCAACAACGTCAACGAGTTGACGTTCATCATCGGCCCCACACCGGATGTCAACTACAAGGTTGAGTTGCACTACTACTATTACCCTGAGTCGATTGTGACTGCGGGTACCACATGGTTGGGCGACAACTTTGACTCCGCGCTCCTCAACGGCGCTCTCATTGAGGCTATTCGCTACATGAAGGGCGAAGATGTTGACGTGAAGAACTACGAGAAGTTGTACTTGCAAGCGATCAGCCTGCTCAAGCAGCTTGGCGATGGTAAGCAGCGTATGGACGCGTACCGTGATGGCCAGTACCGGATGCCTGTGTCATGAGCAACATTCTTCAAACTCAGACGACGAGCTTCAAAAAGGAGCTTTATCAAGGCATTCACGATCTCACAACGGACGAGATCAAGATCGCTTTGTACACCGCTGAGGCAAATCTCAACGAGTCCACCACCGCATACACTACCAGCAACGAAGTGACTGGTGCGGGGTATGTTGCTGGTGGGGTGATCATGTCCGGCATCACCATCAACTCGTCAGGCTTCACTGCGTATGTTAGCTTCAACAACGTGGTGTTTGGGGCTGCTGTGACTGCCCGTTGCGCTCTGATCTACAACGCGGACAAGGCCAACCGTGCCATTGCCGTGTTGGATTTTGGGTCCGACAAAACGTCCGCAAACTTCACAATAACGATGCCTACAAACGATGCGAACTCCGCGTTGATTCGTAGCTCTAACTGACGAGGACGATATGGCGCTGGTAACGACAACCAAAGGTGAAATGGACGAAGCTCTCCTTGAGAAAAAGGAAGGCTCCGTCGATAATGACAACGAATACACGACATGGGTCGAGTATTGGCATGAAGGCGAGTTGGTTCACCGCTCGGTGCATGTCACGTTGAAGAAGACCGTAACGCTGTCTGCTGAGGCAGCATCTTTCAACTAAGGAGGCTACTGTGGCCAACACCCAAGCAATGTGCACCTCGTTCATGGGCGAACTCTTGACGGCAACGCACAATTTCACTACTGGTACGGGCGATACGTTCAAAGCCGCGCTCTATGAAGCTACGGCAACATACAACGCATCGACCACTGCATACTCGGTTACTGGCGAAGTTTCCGGCGCTGGCTATACCGCTGGCGGCGTTGCAGTGACTAACGGCACTTCGCCGTTGTCTTCCAACGCATCGGCTACCGCAGGTACAGCGTACTGGACCCCCAGCGCCAGCATCACATATGTTGGCGTGACACTGACCACTGCGTTTGACGCTGTGCTGATCTACAACTCGTCCAAGTCTGACAAGGCTGTGAGCGTGCATACCTTCGGTTCGCAAACCGTGACCGCTGGTACGTTTACTCTGACGATGCCTACCAACAACACGACGAACGCGCTGCTGCGTCTGGCTACAACCTAATAGGGGCGGTGGGGTAACCCACCGAGTAGCCGATGTTCGGTATTGCCGCCTTCTCCGAAGCCCCGTTCTCCTCACTGGCGGGGCAGCTAATTGTCGAGGCTGCTACTGGCGTTCAAGCGTCTGGGGCGGCAGGAGTTGCGTCGCCCGTCATCTCTGTTGCACTGACTGGGGTTCAAGCCTCTGGCGCGGTTGGTTCTGTCACGCAGTCGCAAGCCGTTGCGTTGAGCGGCGTACAAGCACTTGGCGCGGTTGGCACTGTCGCAGGCACACAAAGCGTAGACCTCTCGGGAGTGAGTAGCGCCGGAGCGGTAGGAACCGTAGCTCCCGCCGTTGAAACCACCGTTACTGGTGTTCAGGCGTCTGGGGCGGTTGGCTCTGTTATCTACACAGTACCGGCCAACGCGGTTGGCGTAGAAGCCTTTGGAGATGTTGGCAGCGTTACGACGAGCCGCACGGTTGCACTGACTGGAGTGTCGGCTGCGGGTTTGGCGGGCACCGTAACCCCAAGCGTGGTCGAGAGCGAGGAAGGCGTCATTGCGTATGGCGCTGTTGGTACCACCGGGGTTGTAGTAGAGGTCGCCCTCACGGGAGTTTCTGCTACCGGTGCAGTAGGTAACGTTGATTTTGCCTACGCGGCGTTCTTGACCGGGGTCGAAGCACTTGGCCAAACAGGTACCCTTTTGGCTGCGCCTATCACCACGGGCACAGAGGCTGGGGGTCAGGTAGGTTCTGTAGGAACTTCTCGTACTGTGGCGCTTACCGGCGTTCAAGCTGCCGGGGCGGTTGGAACGGTTACCCACGGTAAATCTGCGGCTTTGACTGGTGTTGTTGGGCGCGGCGCAGTGGGCTCATTAGGTAAAACCCGTACAAAGGCGTTGACAGGCGTAACCGCACGTGGTGTTGCTGGCACAGTGGATTACTTTAATTGGTCCACAATTGATGACAGCCAGACACCAAACTGGCAAAATATAGACGATTCACAGACGCCTGACTGGGTTGATGTCGAGATGACTGTGTAAGGACGCAATATGGCATTTGTTGTTAAAGACCGAGTAAAAGAGACTACCACGACGACTGGTACAGGCACGGTCACGCTCCTTGGCGCGTCTACTGGCTTTCAATCTTTTTCGGCTATTGGCGACGCCAATACTACTTACTACACGATTGCCGCGCAGACAGGTTCTGAGTGGGAAGTGGGCATCGGTACATACACGGCTTCCGGCACTACGCTGGCCCGCACTACAGTGCTGGCTTCCAGCAACGCGGGCTCCCCCGTCAACTTCAGTGCTGGTACCAAAGATGTTTTTGTTTCCTACCCTGCGTCGTACGCCGTGTTTGCTGCGGCTGGGGCGGTTACGGAAAACTTCACTACGCTGACTGGTACATACACCATGACCCCCGGTAAAAACGGGTTCAGTGTCGGGCCTGTGACCATCGCTTCTGGGTCCTCTTACACAGTGGGAAGTGGCCAACGTTGGGTCGTCATTTAAGGACAAGCTATGACCACTGGAAACACCTCCCTCCTCAAACTGGCGCTCCCCGTCGAAGGTGAACTTGACGGCGTATGGGGCGATGTTGTTAACGACTCCATCACGTCGCTGTTGGATACTGCGGTTGCAGGTACAACCACGCTGACATCGGATGGAGATGTCACACTGTCTGACACCGCGCTTGCTGCCAACCAGTCGCGTCAAGCAATCATCTTGTGGACTGCCTCTGGCTCCACACTGCGCACGATCACTGCTCCGGCTCGTAGCAAAGCCTACATCGTCATCAACGCCACCGGCAGCACGCAGTCCATCAAACTGGTCGGCGCAGGCCCCACAACCGGCGTCACTATTGTGGCGGGTGAAAAGTGCCTTGCTGCATGGAACGGTTCAGATTTTGTCAAGGTTGCATCTAGCGTTGCTGATGGCGTGACCAGCGTTGCTGTGTCAGGTGGCACTACGGGTCTGACGACCAGCGGCGGTCCAATCACTTCTTCTGGCACGATCACACTGGCAGGTACGTTGGCCACGACCAACGGCGGTACAGGGCTCACAACTGTGGGTACTGATGGGCAAGTATTGACGGTTGTTTCTGGTGCTCCAGCATGGGAAGATGCTGTAACGGGCCTCCCCGACCAAACCGGGCATGCTGGTGAGTACTTGACGACCGACGGCACCAATCCAAGCTGGACAGCTACAGGCGCAGCGGCAGGTGGCGCTATCTACGTCAACAACACAACGGTATCAACCAACTACACTATCGCTACGGGGCAGAACGGATTTTCTGTTGGCCCTATGACTGTGGCGAGTGGGTATGCAGTGACGGTCTCTGACGGCCAGCGCTGGGTCATCATCTAAGGAGCACACATGAGTACGATTGCAGCAGGAACCACATCCGGCACGGCCCTTGTCAGCACAGGCGACACAACCGGCGCTCTGGTGCTCCAAACCAACGGCACAACCACAGCACTGACGCTGGGCACGGATCAATCCGCCACGCTGGCAGGAGCGTTGGTCTACTCAAAATCCGTTACCGAGGGTGTGTTTGCTCTAGGCACATCCGGCTCTATCGCTTTGAACCCTGCCAACGGCACGATTCAGACCTGCGCTCTGACGGGCAATCCCACCTTCACAGACTCATTGGCTGCGGGGCAGTCTTTGGCATTACGCCTCAACAACGGCGCGTCATACACCGTGACATGGCCGACAATGACATGGGTGACTTCGGGTGGTAATGCTGCACCAACGTTGACTGCTGCTGACACGCTGGTGTTCTGGAAGATCGGAACAACGCTGTACGGCGCATACGTTGGGAGCTTTGAATAATGCCCTCGTTCTTTAATTTACTCGCTGCTGCTGGGAACTCTGCTATGCCTAATACCGTCGCTCCAATGTTTATGATGGTGCCGAACTATGTCTATTCATCGACAGATGGAGGCAACACCATGGTGACCGACGTATTTACTGTTGCGCCAGATTGCTATTTTTTTCAAATAAACCAAGCCGCAAACTCTATAGATACATCACTTAATATTTTGACGGGGAGCTCAAATGGCGCTCCGGTAATTTCATTTGTGTATAGCACCGGGGGGACCTCTACCACCCCAGTAAATGCATATAACGACTCCAGTTTTGCCAATCAAAGTTTTTCTTACCTTGGTCGCCCTTGGTATGCAACTCTGGACGCAAGCACTACGTTCCCAGATGCAGTTGGGCCATTTAACGTTTCAAGCTACAGCTTCCTTAATCCGGCATCGGGCACCTCAAGTTTGCAGGGCCATTATCGACTGGGCAACGACGTTTACAACATTGCGGCATACGGAGATGGGGCACCCACAACCGGGATGATTGAAAAGCTGACTGGAGGTGTGCAGCAATACATGCGTCGCATTGCTGTCTCTGGAGTGTCTACTTCCATGCGGGGTTTATACCCGTTATCGGATGGCAGTTGTATTGTGTCTACAAACCGTGGCGTTCTGAAGCTCAGTACAACAGGAACTGTTGTTTGGACTATTGGCACTTTCTCCGGCGACAGCACGTTTTACGACCGTCAAGGCGCGGTAAGTCCGGACGAAGCCTATATATATACCGTAAACGGGAACACGCTTGTTCGCCTCACTACAGCAACGGGGGTGATAAACAGCTTTACCCTAATCCCCGCGAGCCTTAAAGCAACGGGAACATCCTTTACAAACAACCCACAATTTGCCCACCCTGTGGCGATAGACGGTAACGGAAATTTGTGGGCCACGACAAACGCAGGCGGCAGCACTGACACAATCGCTTGCTACCAACAAAACGGTACGTTTGTTCGCAAATACACTATTGCTCAAGAAGACGCTTACCGCGCCCGCATTCAATGTGTCGCAGCGGATGGTGACTACATTGTGATTGGTGGTTTAATTTCGCAAACAGATACGGTTGCACAGAATGCGTTTCTTGCAAAACTGGCTGTAGATGGTTCGACAGTGGGGTCTGGGTATGCGGCCCCTGCAAGTGGCTACGGTAGCGACAGATTTATTTCTGTCCTTACGTCCACTTCGGATTCCAATATCAGTTGGAGTACCACGACCTCTACCTCAGTGACACACACTTCAACCGCGATTACTTCGTACAGTATCCAATCATTGCTTGCTGCCGGGAAAGTTACACAAAATAACCCAACGCGCAAGAAGCAAGGCTTTACCCTGTAAGGACTCACCATGTACATCAAAACCACAAACGGACAGATCGACAAATTTCCATACACTGTCGGTCAACTGCGCCGTGATCACCCGAACGTTTCATTCCCCAAGCAAATCCCCGTGGAGGACTTGGCCGCATTCGGTGTCTACACGGTGGACGCTGTTGCGCCTCCAGCCTACGACTCACGCACCCAAAACCTTGAGCAAAACCAGCCAGTGCTGACTGATGGCAAGTGGGTGGTTGGCTGGGCAGTCATTGACAAGACCGCCGAAGAACTCGCGCAGCAGGACGCAGCGCAAGCAGCACAGGTCCGTGCAGACCGCAACACCCGCATCGCAGCAACAGACTGGACACAGGGCAAGGACATCCCGGACAATATCAGCAGTGCGTGGGCAGCGTACCGTCAGGCTTTGCGTGATGTTCCCAGCCAAGCAGGATTTCCTTGGACCGTTCAATGGCCCACCCAACCGGAGTAAGACATGGCAGTAACAGTACCATCAACAACATACGGCGGCACCGCTAGCAGCGCATCTTGGGCCGGTGCGGGGCCTTACACGCAGACAGTCTCGGTGTCTGGTGTTGCGTCCATCAACACTGTGATTTTGGATTTGAATTTATCCAGCGCCTTGTACGCCGATGTGCCAGACTTGCAGACAGCTTATGGCCTCGTTTACCGTGCGGTTCCGGGCACAAACTCAATTACGTTGTACGCGACCGACACGCCTGCGGTTTCTTTTGACTTTTACGTAACGGTGATTTGACATGGATGCACTCATCACGCGACGGGGCGGCGGCGGCGCTGTGTTACCCGTAGTTTCGTCTGTTAATTACGTTGTTGTAGCCGGAGGTGGTGGCGGTGGGCAATACGGCGGCGGGGGTGCTGGGGGCTATCTATCAGGCACTGCGTCTGTTACCGCTGGGACAGCATATACCGTGACTGTTGGTGCCGGTGGGGCCCGAGGAAGTAATATTGGAGTTTCTGGGAGCGCCAGCGTTTTTGACGCCATTTCTGCAACAGGCGGAGGGGCCCCCCTTACAGGCGGGTCTGGTGGTGGTGGCGGAACTAACTCCGGTGGTGGTTCGCAGGCTGGAGCCGCAGGTGTTGCGGGGCAGGGCAACGCTGGAGGTGGCGGCTCCAGCTATCAAGGTGGTGGAGGCGGCGGAAAGTCCGGCAGTGGGACAAGTAGTTCTGGAACTTACGGCGGAAGGGGTGGCGCAGGGCAGAGTACAACAGCCCTAGGTGGCACCGTGTATTTTGCCGGTGGTGGTGGCGGTAAGGGGTCTGCCCCCGGAACGGGCGGGGTTGGCGGTGGCGGTAATGGTCGCTCTACTTACAACGGTGCAACCCAAAACGCTCAAAGCGGGGAGGCAAATACCGGTGGCGGGGGTGGTGGCCACTACAGTGCGGGATCAACGGGAGCTGGTGGCTCGGGAACAGTTTTTGTAACATACCCAGATACTTACGCCGATGCAGTCGCAACAACCGGCACAGTCTTGTACATTAAGCAAGGTGGATACAAGACATACCGCTTTATGTCCTCTGGAACAATCACTTGGTGACATGGGTAAAAAACAATTCTTTTTCATCGCCGGACTTCCGAGGTCTGGGTCAACTTTGCTGTCAAACATTTTGGGACAAAACCCGGAAATAAGAGCAGAGGGAAACTCTGCACTCGCCACTTTGATGTGGGAGTCTCAGGTTGCTTGCGATGTAAAAGGGGTTGAGCAGTTGATGGCTACTGGAAAGTTTCCATCGTTGAAAAACAGACTGCTGTCGGAACTCCCTTCAATATATTACGCAGAAGCGCAAGAGCCGATCATTTTTGACAAGTGCAGAAAATGGTGCTCACACGAGAATATGCAGGTCATAAAAAACCACATTACTCAAAAACCAAAAGTAATTGTGGTGGTTAGGCCAGTAGAAGAAATTGTGAAGTCGTTTGTAAATTTGCACAAATTAAATGGCAAGCCTTTTAATGTCAAAAACAATTTGATGGACAGGGATAAAAATCCAATTTTGGTTGAGTCAATACTCTCCGTGCGGGATGCGATAAACAATTGCGACGATGATTTTTTGTTTATCAAATATAGTGATCTGGTTGATGATGCAGAATCTGTGTTGAAAAAAATATACAAATTTTGTGAACTGGACTATTTCAACCACACGTTTACCAACATCGTTGACAGGTGCCTTGAAGACGACGCCGTGTACGGGCTGATTGGCATGCACAGCGTGAGGCAGTCAATTTCAAAAAAGTCTTACGACATTGAGCTTGACCAATGCACTTTGGACTTTTGTAACGAAGCCAACACCCTCATCAAAAAATCATTGGAGTAAAAATGGCACATTTTGCTGAACTGGATAGCAGCAACATTGTTTTGCGTGTTGTGGTTATTGCCAATCAAGACATAACTGACCCTAGCGGGGTCGAGTCTGAAGAGCTTGGAAAGCAGGTTTGCAAAAAACTTTTCGGCGGAAAATGGGTGCAGACAAGCTACACAGGTTCGATCCGAAAAAACTTTGCCGGGGTTGGCTTTACGTACCGTCAGGATTTGGATGGTTTTGTCCCTCCAAAACCTTATGACTCGTGGTCTTTAGATGAGGCTACCTGCAAATGGGTTCCACCTACTCCAAAGCCTGAAAGCAATCCGGGATATATTTGGAGTGAGGCGGCTCAATCATGGGTCCCGCAGAAAGTCTAATGTAAAAACCCTTGTCATGGGGCCACGTTGAGCGGGGAAGCCCCCACACAAAAAATTGTGTTGGCAATGAACAAGTGGACACGGTAACATTCAACAAATACGTAAGGAGCCGACATGGCAACCACCATTAACGCAGATACCGTCACGGGCGGCGCGATTGTCACGGCGGATGCCTCGGGCGATCTTGGCTTGCAGGCGGCTGGCACCACACTGGTCACCCTCAGTGGGTCAGCCATGGTTGTCAACAAGTCGTACACCGAGACCCGCTACACCGCAAACTCCAGCACAGCCATTACGCTGAACTTGGACAACGGCACGATGCAGGACATCACCCTCACGGGTAGCCCTACGATCACCATGCCTACGGCGGCTTCAGGAAAATCTTTTCTGTTGATGCTGCGCACGGGCACTGGCAGCTTTACGGTCACTTGGTCCACGGTGAAGTGGTCCGGGGGCACAGCGCCGACTTTGACCTCCACTGCCAGCCGGATGGACATCTTTTCTTTCTTCTCCGATGGCACAAACTGGTACGGTGTAACCGTCGGCCAGAACTACACGCCATAAGGAGATGTCATGTTTGCAGCAAGGAACGTAGGAGGTAGCGAAGTGCCACGTGGTGAATCTGTATATGCAGTGCCG